CTCGACTTGAAATTGGGATGTTTCCTAGCCGGAAGAAAAACAGCTAATAATATTTAACCCACCAATTCGCGTATCCAGGTGTTGACGAAAGCTCATACTGGACCCCTGCACCGTACTCCTGGTGTCGTATAATAGTGAGTTGTTTTGTAAATTTTAAGAAAAATTTTCTATGTCTTCTCCTGCATATAAAATATAGAGAGACGATAGTAACTTCAGGTAGAAGTTTACCCGGCGCAATTAATGCTGACGACATGTATTTCGATTGATTGTAAATGGCCACTATACTACTATAGCCGCCACTCCTTTATGGAGGCCTTATTCTAGTAGCTCTCACGTTTTCTGATTTCCTTTTTCATGAATTGAAAAAGCAATCCGTTATTGTAGCCCGTAATGCTACACTTTAGGATACGACTTTATTGCGATAAAGTACATAAGCATTTTTATGCTTCCTATCGTAGGACACCAATAATATGCGGAATCTAGTAGACTCATATGTTGACCGATTCTGCGACCATAAATATGAATTCCCAAATACAAAAAGTAAATTACAAGAAACTCGTTGCTGACCTTATGTTTTCCCGAGGACATCCTTTTATTGACGATTGGAAGGACTGGCAAGAAATTGCTTATAATTACCATTCCCCTATGACTCGATTGATACAACGGAAAATAAATAAAGGCAATTCCCGAAATGTTGATGACCTTGATGTGCCGATTTCTGCTATGAATTTGAGTGATGAAGTTTTCTTTGGAAAAATAGCTCATTTACATCATAGATATCAGGCACATGATGTTTCTTTATTCTGGATTGATCGATTTGACGATGTTAAGGTACGAATGGATCGTCTAGCTGGCGATTGTTCGTGCATTAATGTTGGAAATGTTGATGAAAAATGCAATTATTTTAAGGAACATATGCAAGCACATTTGATTGGACTTATGTGGGCTTATTGTGAAGACTCTAACCCACCTAAGAAATGGAAAAAGTATTATTCTCGCCTTGAGCGAGTAATTTTATCTTTGACCGTATCACGACTTGGCTTTGTTACATTGGAAATGATTCAAAACCCTGATAAGTTCTCAGGAAAAGGAAAACATTTATTAAGGGAATTGTACCGACGTGCATTCCTTGATGGTGTTACTCCTTTGACCTTTGCAGAAAAGGTCGAAGAACTTAAACGATGTTTGCCCCGAGCACAAGGTGGCCTCACGAACCAGAGCACAAGTGAGGTTATTTTCTCGGAAGAACTTATACCGACCGCCTGTAGAGTATTTGAAAGATACTCTATGGAAGAACTCTTTAAATGGACACGAATACGTCAACAGGGACTATTCTCTGTTGATGTAAATCATCGATTTGAAGATGCGGATCTTGATAAACTTAAAAGTCTTATTAAAGATTCGCAAGAGTCTTTCAGTAGTACTCTTGATGCAACGATGTCAACTGTTGCTTCAAAAATTACTGTTATATTTGTTACTGCTGGTACTGTAGCACTTTTAACAAAAATTGCCACTGGTATTGCCAGTGACATTATTTATAAATTATTACATTTAATATATAGCTTAGTTTTTAGAGGCGATTCGACTAGTGTTGAAGAGTCCTATAGATTAGTTAAACAACAATCTGGCGTGATGGGAGGAATTTCGATTCCTTTCCTTCCCACCATGATTTTAAATCATGTAATCTCAGCGCCACAATCTGTCCTTAAGACATTGTGGCGTAACCGCGAAATAGATACCGTAATGAAACGACTTGGGTATCTCGGAGATCCGAAGATTGAAGCCGGAATTGATCGCGTGCTAGTTTGGATTAAACGTTTGTTTAATCGCACAATGAACTGGTATTCGCGTGAGGTTCTGGGAGTATCTGTCCCCGAAGATATAGATAACGATTCGCATGTTATCACCAAGTGGAATGAGGAAGTTGATGAAGTAGTCAAAAGCTATTTCGAAGGCGACTTCGTTTGGACCGAGACATCATGGTCTGTTGTATATAATTTGTATGCGCGTGGATTAACTTTCACGCGCAGCAAAGAGTATCGCAAACAGCATTATGATGTTTGGCGTATAGTTAATAAATTAGGTAATTTATTAGAAAAATTTAAGAGTCACCAGATATCTGGTCAGACGATTCGTAACCCGCCAGTTACGATTTTTATGACCGGAGATACTGGTGTAGGTAAGTCGACTGTTACTTATCCTATGTCTTTTAAGATTCTGCAAGGAATTTTTCAGCGAGAGCAATCACCAATTGATCTCGCAAAGACTTGGAAAAGTATGGTTTACACCCGAAATGCGGAACAAGAATTCTGGGACGGTTATGAGAATCAACTTGTGACCGTCTTTGATGACTTTAACCAAATTTCGGATTCGCCTGCGAACCCATCTCTTGAACTTTTTGAAATTATTAGAGCTAGTAATGTATTTCCCTATCCTTTACATATGGCAGCATTGGACCAAAAAGCCAATACCTGCTTTACCTCTAAAATAATTTTAGTAAGTAGTAATATGGAGAAGCCTAAGACTGCTTCTCTTAATTATCCATCAGCTCTTCAGCGTCGTTTTGATGTGTGTATTCGCGTAAAACGGCGACCGGAGAAGTCAGGACGTCTTCCAAAATTCGATCCTGATGCATACATATTTGAAGAATATGATATGCAAACTAATAGCACAATTTCGAGTTTAACCTTTGATGAGTTAATAAGAAAATGTGTTGACCAATATTTCTCACGGCGTGAGTTTGTTGATAGCATTGAACAGTATATTGCTGAGCAATGTGAAAACAACTCACAGATGATTCCCAAACAACAGGGAGGTTTAGATCTCTCTGCTGTCGCTGAAGGAGAACCGTCAGCTGGATTAGATCCTAGCTGGCGTTTCATTGATGCTCGTGAAGCCGCACATTTTGACCCTCTTTATCAACAATGTAGGAATGTTGCTGAAAGGCGTATTCCTATTTTATCGAGGCTCTATGCTGCTGCGTGCAATCGAATCTTTGTAGATAGAATGGCTCCTAAGAGTCCTACTATTGAACAACAGATTGCACAATATCGGCAGCGTCATGTGGTAGATCATGAGCGGCGTTGGTGGTGTGATCTTCGACAGATCACATCACGAGTGAGGAGTAAATGCGTTCAGATGCATGAAGCTTGGATACAATTTAAGGCGCGACATCCCTATTGGGGACAAGCGTTAAAAATTGTTGGATGGCTTTTTGCAGGACTTATGTTTTTGAAAGCATTTACTCAAGTAGCTGGATTGTTTAAAAATAGGAAGAGTGTTAAGCCTGTGATGAGCGAGATTGATTTTCTTAGGGATTTTGGTCCTCGTCAAAATCATACTCGTTCGGAAGGATATACTCCGGCGATTCAGGCCAAGACTGTGAAAGTTGAAGGCTATAATAATCCGGTGGTAAAAACTGCTAAAGTTGAAAGCTACACACCGGTAGCTCAACCTAGAGCAGCGAAGGTAGAATCAGTCGCCTTTGATCCAAAGACTGGTCTCCCCGAAGCTCAGGGAGTAAAAGATCTTAATGCCACTGAGATTTTGCTTACAGTTGCAAGAAGGAATCTCTATAAGATGTATGAAACATCTACTGGAATTCCTATAGGCCACGTTTTCTTTCTTCGTGGAAAAATATGCGTTATGCCGAAACATTTTGTAGCTGGTTTACAGCAAGCATTAAGAATAAACCCGGACGCCTGTGTTTATTTCAAATCTGTTCTATTAAATAGAGCATTTGAATGTCGCATAGGCGAACTCTTGGAAACCAAAATTGATTTTCAATCACCGGATGAAAGTAGAGGCCCGGTGTATACTCGGGATTTAACGGCAATGGTTTGTAATACATCTATTGTTCATCCCGATGCTATGCCGCATTTCTGCTCTCGAAATTCATTGAGTCATGTAGATTCCACTGAAGTTATTATGCCAGTAATGGTAGAAAATAATATAAAGAATTCAGATCGTGATATAGTTCTTCTCCGTTTTAGACGCGGAAGGAGTGCTTTGGCACGTGAAGAGATTTTGAAAGTGGGCGATGACGACGGACGAGAAATCCGTTGGATTCGCGATGCATGGCGATATGAGGCAGACACTCAACCAACTGAGTGTGGAGCGCCTATTATCGTTCGAAACACACAGATTAGTCCCGGAAAAATCTGTGGTTTCCACGTTGCCGGACTTGAAGGAACTGGAGAGGGATGGGCAACACCTTTTTATCAAGAAGATGCTGTTGCTATTATTTCTATGTTCCCGGAAGAGAAAGGCTTCGCTCAGAGACAAAGAGCGATATTAGGTGAATTTCCTAAGGAACAAGGGCAAGTTCCTCAGGAGGCTGAGTTTATCCGTCTTGGAACAATTCGGCGACCGGTTGCCCAACCCCGATATACGGCCATTAGACCTTCGGAAAGCCATGGGCGCATTAGAGAACCAATTTCTAAACCATGCGCTTTGACTCCCGTTCAAGTTGATGGCCAGACTTTTGACCCTAGAAGTTACCGCTTGGGGCGTTTAGGTAATATTCCGCAAACGATCCCAAGGGATATTATTGACAATTCCAAGGCTGCACTTCTAGATGAAATTTCGTCTGTATTTGTCGCGACTAAAGAAGTTGAGACTGCTAATTTAAAGGCAGTTTATACTTTTGAAGAAGCAATAATGGGTATTGATGGGGAACCGTATATTAATTCGATTAAACGTACGACTTCCCCTGGATATCCATTTATACAGACACAAGGCTATTCCCAACGGAAGAATTTCTTTGGAGCGGATATGGATTATGATCTTTCTTCACCGCAGTGTGAGGAATTAAGAAAGCGTGTATGCGCTATTATTGATTCCGCTAAACGTGGTGAAGTTCTTGATCATTATTTTGTTGATACTCTAAAGGATGAGCGAAAACCGAAACATAAAGCTCATAAGACGCGATTATTTTCTGCTGGCCCATTGGATTATCTTATAGTTTGTAAGATGTATTTTAATGGTGTCGTTGCTTTATTACAGAAAAATCGCAATTGGAGCCATGTTTCAGTTGGAACAAACCCCTATTCTGAGGATTGGGGAGAGATAGTTAAGACCTTATTGCAGAAATCAAATAAGATGGTTGCAGGTGATTTTGAGGGGTTTGATGCAAGTCAGCATCAACTTCTCTTAGAAGCTTGTGGCGAAATTTTTGTAGAATTGGCTAAGCGACATCTTGGTGCAACTGATGAAGATTGTAAAATCATGAGAGTGTTACTCGTATCACTTTTTAACTCGTTGCATATTACAGGAGATGAAGTTTACCAATGGACACATTCTCTTCCCTCCGGTCATTACTTAACGGCTCCGATAAATTCTGTATTCGTAAATTTGGCTTTTGGATGTATATGGCAGCTTGCATTTGATAATATAAGTTACATGTTTGCCCGTGCCTTTTGGAAAGAATGCGGAATTGTAGCCTATGGTGATGACCATATCCTCGCAATCCCCCCTTCACGACTGGAAGTATTTAATCAATTTAGCATTCCAGAGTTTTTCAAGCGTATAGGTTTATCCTATACTATGGAAGATAAGGATGCTGATGTGACCCGGCCCTTCCGAGATATCTTTGAGATTTCTTATCTCAAACGAGGTTTCAGAAGAGATGAAGTGACAGGGCGATGGTTAGCCCCATTGTCCCTGGATGTAATATTGGAGACACCTATGTGGATGCATAAGTGTCCGGACCCGGTATCCCAGACAATTGAGAATTTAGATTGGGCTCTCAAAGAGCTTAGTCTTCATGATCATAAAGCCTGGTATACGTGGGCCCCAGTAATACACGGAGAACAGGTGAGATTAGGCCATTACACGCAATTCATTAATCAAAATGACACGCGTTTAGTGGTACTTTCACAAAACCTTGAGATGTGATCTTGTAGTCATAGGAAAATTCCTGGTCTATAATATGACAAACATTGCTATCTCAAGAGATCCTGCTCTATTTAGAGTTACCACCCAGGATGGGATGTGGCAGCCCCATAATATCCAGGGTACCCAGGTAGGCAGTATAGTTTAAGTCGACTATACATGCTGAAAAACAGACTTGCGACCAATAATCAAACTAATATAAGAGATACTACTACTGCAACACAAGTCGAGTCTGCAGAAGTAGCTCCCCAGATTACAAACTCGGCAGAAGAGCAAGTGCAAGTAACCACATTTGCTGATGATCTTGGTATTTTGGCGGAGCCTCTTCCAGGAGAGACTCCGCTTCCAGCCTTGGCCACCATGCAACATGCGGATGCGAGAGCACATTCAATAATTTCCTTTTTGGGTCGTCCCCAAGTATTGAGAACTTTTGAGTTTAAAGCTCAAAATAGAGGTGATATATTAGCTTCAATCCGTGTTCCTGATGATTTGCTTAACGCAACTTCAGGAATGTATAAGGATAAACTCGACGGTTTTACATCTTTTCGAGCAACAGCTGTTATAAAACTTCAAATCAATTCGGAACCGTTTCAATGTGGACGCTTGCTTATGTACTCCATGCCCATGCCAACCTTGACTGGTGAACGTGGAAAGTGGATTGATAGGCATGTATCAATGGCACAAGCTCTTCACAATATACAACTCGATATTGCGAAGCAAACGGAAGTAGAACTTCGAATTCCGTTTGTTTCACCATTTAATTCTTATGATTTAATTCAGGGGCTTTATCCGTGGTCTGATTTAAAGATAATGGTTTATGCAAAACTTGAGTCTATTGGAGTAACATCTCTTCAATGTCTCTTGTGGGGACATTTTGAAGATGTAGTACTTGGAGCACCAACTTCAGGGAAAATTCTTTCTAATGTCCAACAACTTCCAGTACAACAATCTGGAAGAATGCAGCCAAGATCTGGCCAGTCGGCACCTCTAAAGCCCGCAGCTTCCCAAGTGAACGCAGTTCGCGAGAAAGAAGCTACAGGATTTATAAGTAAAATATCACAGGGCGCACAAGGCTTTTATAATGGAATAGGTAATACTATTCCTGCATTAAAGCCAGTGACTGATGTGTTTTCTGGTTTGTCAAAGGCGACAGCCAGTGGTCTAGGTGGAATTGCATCGGGATTATTCTCGTTGCTTGGATTCTCAAAACCTGTACTCTCACATGCGGGAGCAACAGTTTTAGCCCGGCCAACACAGTTCTTTGCCAATATAAATGGTAATGATCATTCACACGTCCTATCTTTAGATGTACTTAATGCTATAGATGAGTATCCCGCTTTAGGCGGGACACTCATATCAGAAACTAGTTTAGAATATCTTAAGAAAATACCCCAATACATCACAAATTTTTGCTATGCAAAGGAAAGTACGTATAATACACCCTTGGCAACTTGGTTTGTATCACCAATGTACGTTATTCCGATGGATTGCAAACTTGATCAATATGGAACTTCAAAGGCTAATATCCGACAGCCGACCGTTTTGAACTATATCTCTAGTGTTTTCGAATACTGGAGCGGTTCATTAGTGTATACTATAAGGTTTGTCAAGACAGATTATCACTCAGGCAGAGTGGAAGTCTCTTTTCATCCTTTTGTGTATGGGAAGGTTGATGATACACGGATGGATTATGTCTATCGACTTGTTGTTGATTTAAGAGATAATTCTGAAGTAAGCTTTGTTGTTCCATATGTTTCCCCACAACCTTGGAAGAAGATCAAAGATTGCTATAACAATAGTAATGGTAGTGATGTACCCCCTTTACCCTTAGTGTTTGGAAAAGACGTTCCAGATAATAAGCAGAATGAGTATGCGCCATTCACAACTGGTGTAGTTCACGTTCGAGCGTTAACGCCGCTTGTTTGTGCTTCTGCTATTATTGCACCATCAATAGAATGTCTAGTTGAGGTTAGAGGAGGAGATGATTTTAGATTACAGTGTCCAGATCGGAACTTGTATTTGCCGTTTACATTCTTTACGGCTCCCGGCTCTCAATTGCCTAAACAGCAGTCAGGAGTTGTTGCGGTTCCTGGTACTCAGGAGACGCGTACAAGTAGTATAGAAGGCTTCCTCCCACCTAGTATAACAGGTGATGATGCTGATATACATACCGATGACACACAGCGTTTTTGTGCTGGAGAAGTTTTCGATAATTATCTCTCTCTAACTAGGCGATTTTCATATTGTGAAAAAGTCGATGTGTTGAAGGACAATGTTTTATATAGGGATGCGATGTATTATGTACGTCCGCCCGTTATGACATCTGTTCAGCAAGGACCAGCTGACAATAAAGTTGCTCAACTTAAATTCCAAACAACCCCAACCCCTCTAAATTTTGTAAGTAGTATGTACGCCTTTTATCGAGGCGGATATAGAATTAAAACATATAATCCCAATACTAATTTAGATATAACGGCAGTTCAACTCTTTTCATCAGCGATTAGGGATTATCTGTCAGCCGGAATCACCACATTTAATTTTATGGGTGCTTCTGCTTATGAACAAGTAGTGACAAAGAGATTTGCAGAGTTTCAGGTTCCTTACTACTCTCCGACTCTGATGACGGCCTTTTGGCCTTTCAGATTGCAGGGTGGTGATGGATCACAATATAGTCAACCAACAATAAAACTCGCTATCTCTGGAACTAACATGAAAGCGGAACCTTTACATCTTGCATCAGCAGCAGCTGATGATTTTAGTTTGCATACATTCATTGGCATTCCACCAATAATTCCAAATTCGCTGGTTCAACGACTAGCAAATGCAACTTCTAGCTTCTTTTATGTTAATAATTCCTCACTAAGTGTAAACCCTACACTTCCACTTGATATGGAGAATAATGACCATACAAGCACATCGGGAGATATCTTTCAGTCAACAAGATTATTGACTACAGATACAACTGGTGTGTGTTGGACACCTCCTAAACAGGTGGAAGCAATACAGGTTTAGGCAACTTGTTGGACCGCGAAAGCAAGCAGCACGCGCGGCCCCTAGGTATAACTATACTTTAACCAATCGCGTAGTAACGAGGCGTAACGGCCCTTAAGGCCCTCTCGTAGCTTGATAGATTAGTTGTCTAGTTAAGTCATATCCGGAGCAAGGATTTTTGCCCCAGAAGGTTCACCTTTTCTCATTTTGAGATAAGGCGTCACAGCCCCCTTCTGGGGCTGTCCTTCTGTGGATTTTGTACTTGCAAAGGATTTCTA